CAAGCACTTACTGTAAAAGGTAGGTGCTTTTGTATGCAAGGAATTCAGAGGTGACAACATGGCAAGATACCACAACAGCGAGGGCTATTCAGACCCCACAGCAGGCATCGCTGAAAAACGAGTAATGAAAGCAGAGAAGAAACATAAACGATATTTAAAGCACGGCAAAGGCTATCCGATAAAGGGATACCTTATCGGTGAACTGTATTGTTTTAAGTTGGCTAAGAAGAAATTAGACAAGAGGTGATGTTATGGGCAAGCAACACGAGTGTATACCTTGGGGAAAGCAGATAATACACGAAACGGTATTTGAAACACTTGTTGAAAGTGGCGAGACAGCCGAAGAAGCTAACAAGATACTAACTGATATGGAAGATGAATTGCATGGCTTTTATGCCTATGCAGGCGATAAGAGGTAAAGGGCATGGCAGTATTAGAAAGCGGTAAACAAGAAAAGTTTTTGAGGTGCATACTTGACGGTATGAGCCAAAGAAAAGCATACAGAGAAGCGTTTGACAGCGAAACTGACAACGATGCGGTCGTAGATGTTAGCGCCAGCCAATTATTTAACGACCCTAAGGTTTCCATAAGGTGGAAAGAGTTGCAAGAGCAAACCAACAGTCCTCTTATCATGACGGTAAAAAGGAGAAAAGAAAAGCTAAGCAACATGGGCGAGAACAGCGAGCGAGAAGATATCCAAATCAAAGCCATAGACACTCTAAACAAGATGGACGGCATATATGTGAACAAAACAGAATTATCGGGCAACGTGGGGACTTTATCCCTTGAAGAAAAACGAGAGATAGCCGAAAAGCAATTAGCGGAGTTGAGAGCAAATGAGGGAAGAGCAAAAGCGAGTAATTGAATTACTAGATAGTGCCACACCTAAGGGCGAACTTAACTCCTGGGGAATTGGTTTTATCCCGAGGCACTACAAGCGATTAAGCGTATCGATGGAAGAAGCTAGAGAACTGGCAGAGATTGGCTACAAAGAAACATTCATGTACTTCGGCAATCAACTGTACTTCACACAAGCATTAATCATCGGGGCAATCATAAGTAGTAGATACACTGACATAGTAGCAGTCACACCCTCACAATATGGCAAATCATGGACGTTAGGACAGTTAGGCATACTAAGAGCCAATAGAGGCAGTAAAGTCTATGTAGCGGGCGATTGCTCAAACACAACCGAGATTATCATGGGCAAGGTAATGGAACACTTACAGACTGTTGATGATGAGGTGAAAAGCAAGTTATTAGAGCCAGCTGACAAAATAGAGCGGTTGCAGACTTCACTATCCAAGAAGAATGTAGGATTTAAGGGTAGCGGATTAATCAAAGGGATATCGCTTGGCGAAACGTTCACTAGTCAGTTGAAGGGTAATAACGCCATTGGGTTAGCGGGTGACAGCTTGATAGATGAAGCGAGCCGTATAGGAGATGATACCTACGCAGAGTTAGGGCGTAGGCAGTTCGCAAGTGAAGATGGTATAGAATTTGCAAACGTTAGAATATCCAATCCGCATAACCCAGGTAGGTTTTGGGATGACTTAACAGCAGAGGAATTACCACCAAAGACATTAGTAGTTTGGATGGACGCACGCACCGCACTAGAAGAGGAGCGTATTAAGTCTAAAGAGCAAGTTATTAATTCAGAGTTTTTCAAGAACAAGTCCACCTGCAAACGCTACCTATTATGCGAACTAGAAGACTACAGCGAGGAAAGCCTATTCAGTGAGCAAGTCATAGATGATAGTCCGCTACAAGATGATTACACGTATTTCTTAGGGATAGATAGTGCATACAAGGGTAAAGACAAAATTAAGACAGCTTTAGTTGCCCGAACTGCTGGCGGCGTTAGGGTTCTAGATTTTGCTACAATATATAAGGATAATTGGGTTGATGGTGTAACAAGCACAGAGATTGTCAATGACATAACGAAGCTTATAGATAGATTTAAAGTGAAACTGGCGTGTGTTGATGTTGGTTTCGGCGTTTATATCGTTGAGGGATTAGCACAAAGGAAAGCCCCAGTTAAAGGCATTAATTTTGGAGCCGGCACAACGGATTTTAGAAAGAAAGCGGGGCACTACTCCGCTAAGTGGGGAGATAACAAGCGAGCAGAGATGCATATAGACCTACAAGAGTTGATGGATGGCAATAAGATAACATTTACATCCGAAGCAGCAGAACAACTTAGAGAAGAGATGAATGCAGTTAGAGCGGTACGCAGAGCAAGCGGGGGCAAGACTGGAATTATTCCAAAAGACGATATTAAGAGAGCAATCGGTCACAGCCCCGACACATTGGATGCTACGCTTTTGGGAATACACGCACTATTGCTACACTCTATGAGCGAAAAAGTATTCTTGTACCAAGACGAATAATTTACCAAAAGAGGTGAAAAGTTGAGCAAAAAAGCAAAAAAGAAAAAATTGGCGATGCAAAATGTACAAAAGCGAATTCCAAGAATTACTCCCGAAGAGCAGCTGTTAGACGATATGCTGATGTGTGATACGGTGTGTGGAGAAACGGGTAAGTTTAAAAGAACAAAAAAAGCATACATAGAGGATTTCGTAGAATGGTTCGTAAATAACCTTCCTAGCGTACCATACGTTCTTGAGCAAAAAACAAATTTAGCCTTCTCAAACAGCTTGACAACTGGAGATGAGAGCGAGGACGTTGTGCTTAATAACTTTCTATTCGCCAAGAACATCAAAGGAGAAACTAATTATAGCGTACTTCGGGAAAATTACGAAAACAGCGAAGTTTATGGCAAAGATGGGCTAAGGTGGCTAAGTCTAGAAGACGGTATCATTAATGTACCTAGTAAAAATTATGCTTCGCTGACAGAGGATGACGAAGAATACTACGGGTTTAAAGATACTGTGGGATATTTGATATCGACTGATGGCAGGAAGATGTGGAAAACTGACACAAAGGGGCTTGAGTTCGACAGAGACATACTTGAGCGGCAAGGCGTGATCATCGACAAGAAAAAGCACTTGATGATTGTATCACAAGACGAATTTTTGAATGTTCGAAACGATATATCAAGCGAAGATGGCAAAAGCCCATTTAAGCAAGAACAGCTAAGGGTGGCGTTGATAGCGGCAGTCCTTGAGCGATTGAATTATGATATCGAATATGACGGACCAGGGAGATTGATTGTACGGGTCGATGATGATTACATAAAAGGCAAGGACAACGAGATAAGCGCCACGAAAGTCCTTGATAGTAGTGTGAGGGCAGAAAGAGGACGTGAGGAGAAAGTTAAGAAAGAAGTTGCCAGCATCAGCGAGCAAATAAAAAAATCATCTTCCGATAACATAATCGCTCTTAGCAATGCGTTTGGCAAGGAAATATTGCACTTACCAAGAGTGACAAAGGCGACAGACCTTTTAGACTGGTTGCTTAATGAGGGGGAAGTTGTTGCGGCACAAATTTTGAAGATACCAGCAACGCTACTAGGAATTGGAAAAATCAGCGGAAATATATCTATGGAAAAGATTTTGGATAAAGATATGCTGACTGCAATCATACCAGACCGAGAAGCGTACATTACACAAGTATCAGCATTTCTCGCTCCAAAGCTAGGAGTTGATAAAATATGTTTCGACAAATATGAAATGAAGCAAGTGGCTGACGAAAACGACAAAAGGATTAAAGTCGTTGGCATGGTTGAAAAACTTAGAAGGACTGGCAACCCCGAAGATGACAAAGTTGCTGATGCGCTAGCAGATATGTTAATGGCTGACTTAAAAGGCGGTAATGGCGAGTTGAAAAGACTTAGCGTTATCAATAGAGCATTGGAAAACGTGAAAAAATTATTCACTAAGAAAAGGAGAGAAAAAAATGGGAATTGATATGCAAGCAGTACTAAGTGAAGCGAGTGAGGTTAAATCGATTGGAAATTTAAACGGAAAAGAGGTTTTGAGCTTCCAGGATAATAATGCAAAAATGAAAGCGGAAACTCTTGATAAGGGCGTAAATGGAAAGCCGCCAGAATTGGGTAAAAGAGAGATGAAAGCAGACGGTACAGGGTACAAACGTACAATGACAAGCCATGTTGCAGTAGATCCTAATACGTTATACGAAAACAGATATCGAATAGTTGGCGAGGGCAAAGACAAGAAGTATGAAGTTGTTGTTGACTATAGAGCCATCGGTGAACAAGCGAACGGCAATATTTATTCGCATATTCTAACAGCTTATGTTGTTGGCAAGAAAGGCAGTGGATTGGCGGTCGAAAAGACTAAGACAATCACAGCAGAAGAATTTACAAGCGAGTTTATTGAGAAGTTAGACATGGAAAGCATGACTAAAGTTGCTACGGCTATCGCTATTTATAGAGAAGGACACGGAAATGTTGAAAAAACTGGCAATAAGATTGACTTTTAATGAACGATATCCTAATTTACGAATATGCCACCACTGGCGATAGCGTTAGAGCCGAAGAACTACTACAGGCACTTGTCTTGTATTATATACTCATGTATGAAAGCGAAAAGGAGATGTTTTCGGAAGAGAATGAAATTGATTTATCTTCGCTTGATGATTCAGCCTTAGTGAACGATTATGCTCTATATCTAAGGGGAGTCTTCATTGGTATGAGAGAGCGGACTAGGGTTGCGCGCGAAAAACTGTTCACGTTAGAGCGTGTTGCGTTAATTGTTGCCCTGCATAAGTTTGTAGAGTGGAACTTTGAGCGCATAGACACAACCGAGAGCAATAATGCTACTCAAACCGCACAGCTTCAAGTGGCGTGGATAGCAAAGGAACAAAACGATGCTCTTACAATTTACAAACGGTGGGTGACAAGAGGTGATAGTAAAGTTTGTCCTATATGCAAAGCCCTAGCGAAGCAAGACGTGATACCACTTGATGAGCCGTTTCTAGTGAATGGGCAAATAATTGAACAGCCAGATGGAGAAGAAGTTATTTACGGCTACATGAATAGATATGTGGCGGTGGCACACCCAAATTGCAGATGCCACGTTGAATTTACATTGGTGTATTGATTCCCGACTTAATTGTTAGGGGCGTTTTTATGCCTAACTTTAGTGATAAGTCCATAACGGATTTACATAAACAAACCAAAAAGGAGGAATAAAGCAATGGCAAATCTATTTAAAAGAATTCCACACATCACTATCAATGTTAAAGACGGTTCTCCGATTAACTTAGATGGTGATAACGCTCAACGAGTGCTGCAAGAGTACAGAATTTGGAAGCAAGGCGGAATTGCTCAAGCGTTTTCGTATGTTGACGCATCGGGAAACACAATCACCATGAATTTTGATTGCATTTGTGGCATCGAAGAAAAGACGCAGACGAAAGAACCAGTAGCAGGCAGACCATGCGAAGATATCACATGTTTTGAGTAGGAGGAAATGATGGAACAGTTTAATACAACTAAAGAACTCAGAGATTACGCAAGACGTGACCGAGGCGCAACAGAGGAGTATGTACCCAAGGTATTAAAAGAAGAAGCCAAGGAAACTCCGAAGAAAAAGGGAACGAAGAATGGTGAAGAAAAGTAGATACTTTAAGTTGATTGACGCTATCGACATACCTCAAACAATCACAGCATCAAGGCGAAGAAACGGAATAACTAGGCAAGTACATATTAAGCTAATGCCTGGCGAAAAGTATGAGTTAGAAGATGACGAGGTATTTGTGGCCTCTCTAAAGAGAGCGAAAGTCGAAAAGAAGTACACGACTGAACTTGAACAGAAGTTAAAGGATAGCAATATCCCTTATAAGGAAAAGGTGTGTCGCCCTTGTGGTGGCAGAGTTAAGCATCTTATTTATTGCGTTGTGGAGGTGGTCGAATGAGTAAGCCGAATATAATCGCCGAGCGTGATGAGCGTACTGCACTAAGGAAGAAAGCTAAAAAAGAGTTTGACAGCATCATCACCCTGTCTAATAAGACAGACCTCGAATCAACGATAAAACTATCCGCGTCTATTAAAGACAAGACAGTTAGATTGTTGGATGAGGGCATGGTAGTTGATGCCTATGGTAATGCACTATTCTACATTGAGAAAGGTGTATTGCAAGCGTTCTATGATAATTTGGCTGATGATTATGATGGAACGATTAACTTAGGTCACATGGATTTAGCCACACACCCTATTATTTTAGGGCAGTGGAATAAGGCAGACCTAACACTTGTCGATATTGGCGGTGGCAGAAAAGCCCTTGATGTCGAACTAAAACTGAATGAGGAACTTAACATAGTCCAAGACCTCCGCAAACAACCTTTTACATTGGGTGTTTCAGCGGAGTTTTTCTATACCATTGACTGGGAAGCGACGGAACGGACTGGACTTGAATTTCTTAACAGTGTAACAATTAAAGACTTTGCCATCGTGGGAGACGCTGGAAACGTAAACAGTGGCGGAATTGACCTTAAAGGAGGAAATGAAGTGGGTAAATTTGCAGAACTTACGGCTAAATACCTCGGCACAAAGAAATTGAATGCTGATGAAGTGGCCGAAGAAACTACGGTTGAAGAAACAACAGAAGAGGTGGCAGAGGATGCCATTGGAGAAACAACCAAAGCTGACGAAGTAGCCGAAGCTATCGAAGCAGGAGCAAACGCAATCGAAGAAAGAGACGCATTATTGGCGTTGATTGATGAAATGGATGCCAGAAATGTAGTGTTATCGGCTAGAAACGAAGAACTAGAAGCAGAACTAGCATTAAGAACAGAACGCCAAGAAAAAGCGCTAAAAAGACTTAGCGGATTAGCAGAAAATGTTAGTTACAAGAAAGACGGCAACGAAGAACAGCCAAAAGACAATAAAAATCTATCTGCTGGTAGCACAGCGGACCTATGGGGGAGGGTATAATGCCTAATTTAAAATTAAACGCAGAACAACTAGCGGCAGTCGCTACACAAATGACCGACGTTATGAAGAATATGTCGAATATCGGCGATATTGGCATCGCGCCAGACTTTTCC